TCGTACTCGATGCCAGCCCATTGTGGTGAGTTGGCCACACTGTGAAGCAGGTTGGGGGTGATTTGGGTCATGGTTAGACTCCTTTCTGTTTTTGGTTAGTGTTATCTTGTGTTATCTTGTTGTGTTTAGTTTGTCAACCTTTTTTTATTCTTATTGTGATATTTGTTCAAAAGCTCTGTAAGTAGGGACTCTTGCGCTGTTCCGGTGCCGTCCAGGACTGCATTAAGAACCTTCTGTTTATTGTCCAGCAAGGCGGCGATATCTTCCTCTATTGTGTCTTTTGCAATGAGATAATAGACATTTACAGCGTTTTTTTGTCCGATGCGGTGCGCGCGGTCTTCGGCTTGAATATGCTCGCCTGGGGTCCAGCCGAGTTCGGTGAATGCTACGGCAGACGCCGCAGTGAGTGTCAAGCCTACGCCAGCGGCTTTGATATTACCGACGAATACCCGGCACGCTGGATCGTCTTGAAAGCGGCTTACTGCTGCATTGCGCGCTTCTTGGCTGTCTCTGCCGTCTATCTTGACGGGAATATAGCTCTTCAAGGCGTCCATCAAGGAGTCAACCGCGTCATGGTGGATAGCGAACACCAGTATTTTGCCGCCGGTGTTCAGTGCGTCTTTGAGCCAGTCGATTGTGGCGGCCCATTTTCCTCTCGCCGCCAGTCGTTTTAGTGTTTGAAACTGCACCAGCACCTCAGCTCGTTGGGCGGCGGAGACCTTTTCGGGGTCCACTGTTGCTAACCATTTGAGGAAGTGGGCTTTGGCTTGTTCGTACTCGTGCACGGCTGTTGCGCTCATTTCTATTGGAATAACCGACCGTGTTTTTTCCGGCAGGTCCTTGAGCACTTCGGCTTTGGTGCGTCGGATCATTATTGTGGAGGTGAGCAAGTCGTGCAATTCCTTTGTATTGGACGATCCATTGAAATCCCAGCCGAAGCCATTATGCCTGGCTCCGCAATATTTATGGGCAAAAGTCATGAATGGTGGAATGTCATTCGGTGCTAGTGTCTTGGCCACCGGATAAATTTCCACTGGTCGGTTCAGGATAGGCGTGCCGGTTAATGCGATGATTTTTTCTACCCGTGAAAGACCGGGGGCTTTTTTTCCTTTGCCTAGAATTGCTTTTGTTCTTTTGGCTTTGCGATTTTTCAGATAGTGCGCTTCATCCAGAATCATCAATTTGATGTTGGATTCAACTATGTTGTTGAATCTATCCGCCACGATGTCATAGTTGATGATATGGATGTCCGCAGTGGGAAGGCGCTCTTGTGTTTTGCCTGAAATAAGGCTTGTTTTTAGTTCGGGGCAAGCCACTGCGGCTTCTTGTGCCCAGTTTAGTTTTAGCGATGCTGGGCAGATTACCAAAGCAGGGCGCAGATCTGGTCTGGTATGGATATAGGCCAGGGCCTGAATGGTCTTGCCTAGACCCATTTCGTCCCCGATCAATGCACGACCATCCTTAGCATGCAAAAATTTCAGCCCTTCACGTTGAAATGGCATCAATTGGCGCCCGAATCCTTGCAGATTGATGGCCGACCGCTTTGTGGTTGGGCGCGGCGTAGGCGCGGGCGCTTCAATTCCAATTTCTTTTAGTGTCTTTACGGCCAGCGCTGTGTGTGGCATGATCCAAATTTTTTTGCTACTATCCCATCGTCTGCCTGGAATAGTGCGAATTGTTGCTACTTTTTTTGGGTCATAGGGGAATCGTACTTTTAATTCCCCACCAATTTTTTCAGCGGAAGCCACATGAGACTTCAGCACGGGGTGATCTGACGGCACAAAAATGTCCTCCAACGAGTCTTCTTTGTTCAATATAGCGCCTTTGGGAATCCAGGTATCCACTGTTTGTGTTGCGCGTAGTTTTTCGTTCAGCCCCTCGATTTCTTCCTTTGACAGGCTTGTGAGCACAACGTCACGCAATCCCCAATCGCCAAGGCATTCGGGGCCGATGCCCAACGCGGCCGAGCCGGGGTGTGTCAATAAGCGCCCACAACGGCAGCATCTACCAGCACGGCGCGCGTATTTGATTGATGCGCCTCCGTACAGATAAACGGCCTTGGCGGTTTCCGCCAACGTCGCCGCCTGGAATACGACCGGCAGTCTCTTTCGGCGTGCGAAGCCCCCATTGATTATATAGTTGTGTCCTTTCATCGCGCCCTCTATTGTGCTGTCATTTTCTTTTGATTAATTTTATCGTGATTTCGCGCTCTTTTTTCCACACTTGCCCCTTTTCATTTTTGGTGTTATATATCCTTATAAAGGAGGTGTGAAATGCAGCGAGTCCGTAAAAAAAAGCCAGCCATACCAGTTACCGAATGGGCAGGGCCGCGTTTGCCCAAAGAAACCACTGAGAAATGGTTGCATGATATTGCCAGCAAGGAAACGCGTGGCATACCTTCGTCCAAACCGCCGGACGTTGCCGAACGCGCCTATCGCCTCGCTCTTCTCGGACTTACCAACGATGAAATGGCCATTGCCTTTGGCGTTGCTCCTAGATTGTTTCGGCAGTGGCGAGAAGATGATCCGGAACTTGCTGCTGCTGTTTTTGCTGGTCGTGAGCGCGCCGATGGCGAAGTCGTGCGTGCTCTTTACAAGAAAGCTGTTGGCTATGAGTACGATGAGGATTTCGCCACTGTTCGCAAGGAGCGGATCATTCGCACTACCTTGACTAAACACGTTCCGCCGGACACTACCGCTTGTATATACTGGTTGAACAATCGCACCAAGCGGCAAGAGCGCCCCTGGACCAATTCGCAGAAAATGGAAGTGACTGGTCCCAAAGGCGGGCCGATCTTGCTTGCTCCTGGTGAGCAGACCGCTCTTCAAGAGTTCTCCAACGAAGAGTTGGAAATGATTGCGTCTGCTGGTATTAAGTTGCAGCTTCAAGAAACATCCCCTCTTTCTGACGATTAATCGTTGGTGAATTCACGCACTGCGGGATGACGGAGATGATCAAAGGCTTTGATCATCTCAATGATTTCGTTTTCCCCAAGCAGCCTGGCCATCCACCAAAGGCAGTGGGCTTCGAATTCATTGCGGTCGCCTTGATATTGCAGATTACCACTGTAATTTTCGATCATTTCCAAATTGTTTTCATTGTTTTTTCCATGGCGTGCCTCCTCATCCGATATAGGTGAATGCTTTAACGGCTCCGCCGTCGGAGCTAATCTTGACCAAGATGCCCGAGAAGAACGAGCCGGACAGATGGCCATCGAATTCTTTCATCCATTGCGGAGGATTGGGGGTGTGAAATCTGTTGTGAATCGCTATGAATTCATTGAGAAAGTAGGTCTTGCCCCGATACCGAAATTTGGGTTCGAGATCTGGTTCGACGCCGTTTTCTTTTGCGTGGCACCGTTCCCATTCGGGGATGCCGTATTGAATGGGTATCCAACGGTTTGATCCATATATGGTCACGGTGCCATTTTCTTGCTCAATTGTTTTATAGATTTTTTTGAGTGTCATGGCTATGCCTCCTGTTTTGCCTCGGTTTTGGGCCGGGGCAGTTGCTCTTTACAGTCTATTAGTATTCCATAAAAGGCGGTCATACAAGACGGGGCCGAGGAATGTCTTTAGTCGTTTGGTTTGGCGCTCAACGGCGCGATACATTTTTTCTGCTTTTCTGCTGTTGGGGCTATATCCAAGCTCGAAGGCCCAATCTTCAAATCCGTTTGCGTCTTCAAGATTGGCGGCGTCAGAAGCCAAACAATCAAGCACAGATTCAATATTTGGTTCTTTCCCTTTGTGCCCGTACCCCATTGAAAAAAATATTGTGAATTGTTTACGATTCATTGTTAGTTTGCATTTCCAATGATCCATGTTCATGGCGGCTTCGGACTCCATATCTGGATTATTGTCAGCAGGTTTGCAGTAAATTTTGATTTTGTTTTCAGCGATAAAGTTTTTCATTTGTTTGGCCTCCTTTTCATCGGTCGTCATTTATTTCCCAGCGGACAGCGGCGTTTCCATTCATATCTCTAGCCTTGCCGAGTGTCCACCCGCGTTCTATCTCCCTGGCAATTTTCTTCAAGATTTCTTGAAGTTCATGCGGATTGTCTTTAAAGGCCGCGTTATCCATGTTAACGGTGATATTGATTTGCATTGCAAACTCCTTCCAAGCTTAGTTAGCTCTTTTAGCTTCTTTCGCGCTCGATGATCATGTTGGTGCTGTCTTTGTAGTGGATCTTGTTCAGATCCTCAAAAAACACGGTTGCGATATACTCTTTGAGATCCATTGCGTCGGCCTTGGCGAACGGTCCCTTGACGATCACGTCAATGCCGCCAAAAACAGGTACAACGGTTACATCGAAGTGAATCCAGCCGACATAGCTGCCCCATTCGTCCATCATGTGAAATCCGGATTCGATAACGATTCGATTTTGGCTGCAACGGTCCAAATTGATGGTTGAACCACTATCGAATCCCGCGCCTGATGGCAAATGGTTTCGTTCAATTTCTTGCAGCCGTTCGCGATGATTGTCCTCCCAAACGGCGTTTCCCATTTGTTGACAGTTTTTGATGGCGTCGATCAAAATAGCAATTTCTTCATATAGTGGTCT